TTCGCCACCCAGTAAGCAACATACTATTGTCTGTTAGGTCATCGGTACTAAGAGCAAATACCTTCTTATTTGACGGGTCAAAATCACTAGCAATCCACATTAAGCCCTCATTAGTATCTACCCATATACCCATTTTAAAACCCTTGAAAATGACGCTAAATACATGCTTACTATTCTTACCCCGTTTAAGTATAAACAAGTCACTATCGTTCGTAAACTCATTATCCAAACTCATTTCACCGTATTCAGTACCGTCAATCAGTGAACCAAAACGAGTCTTTCTTCGTTCCTGAGAAAAGTCTGCGCTATCTGGAATTTCAACAATGATATCCTTATACGCATTAAACCTTTTCGAAACGTCTGGAACTAGATCGAAATATAAGAAGTAAGGATTCACAACAGATACCGCATTTGAGAGACATACACACCTTACATTTTCTCTTCCACGAAAAACAGTATCCATCAAGTTTAAAAGCGCTTCAACATCATTCGGTAAATATCCACTTTTATCTTTCTCACGAATAAACTCGTCAAACAGAATTGTTGTTACATTCGGATATGCATTAGACTTCTCACTTTGCCACGCACTAAGCGGAATTGCCCAACCGAACACTTTACCATCAATTAATAGTTGACGCCCTTTCACTTTGAATTCATGCTCAGGAAATTCAACCATTATATCATTAAAATAGTTTGTGATTTTCTTTAATTCGCTTTTGTATCTTCGCACATATATTAATTGCTCACCATACTTTAAAAAGCGATTGATAGGATGTTTCTTCCATGCGTATGATTTACCGATACCACGTGCGCCAATAACAAAGTTTAAGATACGATTATAAGAAAGTAATTTATTAGGGTTATAATATAATGATTGTTCCATTTTGCATTTCTCCTTTATTTCAATCGAATAGTTTGTCCAACAGTAATTTTATTTTTATCTTTAATTTGAGTATTTAACGTTAATAACGTAGAAACAGATGTCTTGTTATCATATGCAATTTTGGTTAAGGTATCTCCAGAAGCAATGGTATAGTAAATTTTCTCTGATTTCGGTATCGTAATTTTTTGTCCTACAGCAATCATATTTGCGTTCTTGATTTGCTTATTGACTTTCAACAAACTAGTTAACCTTATGTCAAACTTAAGAGCAATCTTAGTTAGGTTATCACCTTTCTTTACGATATAAGATGTACTTAATGGACGATAAGTCGTACTTGTTTGCTTTTCGTCTGGTTCGTCTGGTGTGTCTGGTTGAACCACAGGTGAACTAGTTTCATCGTCCGGTAATGGAACGGGCGGAATATATGGTTCATCTGGTTCACTTGGCGTAGTCGGCGTTGGCGTCGGCGTAGGTGTCGGCGTTGGCGTCGGTGTCGGCGTTGGTGTAGGTGTTGGTGTCGGCGTTGGCGTTGGTGTTGGTGTCGGCGTTGGTGTCGGCGTAGGAGTTGGCGTAGTCGCCACCGCCTTGAAATACAGGTCGGCTTCACGTGCTCGTCGTGTGACCAACCCTTGATAAACCACACCGCCACTCTTATTCCAGCGTGAGAACTGATAACGGACGTCCCAGTCTTGCGACGCATTCACACGCTTTAATAGTGTAGAATTCTTGAACGCTGTTATACCAACGTTATACGTAAAGCTGACAAGTGCATCAAATTGATTTTGGTTAATGGTACGAGTCACATACTGTTCAACAGCGTTCACGTATTCGACTAAATCATCTTTCAACATCTGTTCTGCTTGGGCTTTTGTTATCGTGTCGCCTTGGCGAACATCTGAACCATAGTGGCCGTAACCAATTGTCCAATATGTTTCAGTCGATACGGCTTTATAAGCGGTTAATCGTAACCCTTCAAAACTTTTGATAAAATCTACACCATTTTGTGAAATATTCATTTGTTGTTACCTCCTTTAAATATTTTCTGTACAAAATCGATAAATAGATCAGTTTGCTTGTCATCGGATGCCATACGTAAATGACTCATAATTGAATTTATTTCACTTGCAAGATATCCAAGGAATAAAACGTATAATGCACCTATTCCAATTGGAGGAGGAATAAGAAGGGAAACAGGTACAAAGTAAACTAAGATAATAAACATAACCATCTTTCTAGCTATTCCGTAAATTGCTTTGTTACTGGAAAAGGCAACGTCACTGTTAAACTTGGCGTTTATCCATCCCATGAGAAAATCTATCACATTAGCTATCAAAATTAGTGTGAGAATATACCAGATTTTCGTGTTATCTTCACTTAACCAATTACTTAAAATATCTAACATTTTAATCACACCTTTTTTAAAATTTCCATCCATTCAACGTGTCGGCAAGTAACAAATGGTAAACGGCTTTCTTTTTCTTTTCTGCTTCGCCACCATCACCGCCACCAGAACCACCGCCACCAAATAACATTTGAAGATATGCTTCTGGGTCAATCGTTCCTTCTTCTGTAAAGAATCCGCCAAGACTTGTAGCAATGGCAAAGTCAAGGTGAATACCTGTACTATTTCCACCGTTACCCATCGTTCCTATTTCTTGTCCTTTTGTAACGTGTGTTCCTTCTGGAATAGGAGACGGGTTATCAAGGTGTAAATACTGTGAGAAATAAGGGTCGGCTGTATGTTGAATCCGTATTCCATAACCTGCGTTTGTAACTGTACCGTTGTATGCAATGATTCCATCTTGCGTGGCATATAGTGGATGTGTTGAACCACCACCACCAATGTCTATAGCTGCGTGAAATTTGTACTCGCCCGTTACAGGATTTGTACGCCATCCATATGTGTCAGTAATTTGCAAACCTGCTGTTGTTGGAAAAGCAGGTGTACTACCGCCAACACCGCCACCGCCTTCGCCCGTTGTATTATCGAACCAATAACGGGCTTGGGTAGAGCGATTAGGTTGTGTTTGGTCAGCGGGTCTTTCATAGTTTCGTATAAAGGCTTGGGCTAAATATTCTGGAGTTTCATTCGAGACTCTGAATTCTTGGAATGATAAAGGGTAGGAACTTGTGGAAATCCACTGAATACCGTTATCAATTTCATAATCAATACGTGCAAGTTGTGAATCCATGTGTGTATAATCTTTACCGTTATCATTCGCCCAATTTATATACTTACTTGCAGGTGTCCATTGAACCAAACCGTAACCCATTGACATATTTCCTGCATCCATGCTTTGCCATATGCCAGGGTTGATGGTAGACTCTGTTTGCATGTTTCCCAACATTCCTGCAACAGCGTTTTTAGTCCAACCTTTGCTGAGAAAATACCCCATGATATATTCAGCATTGATTTTCATTTCGTCCATTGAAAGATATCTATTTCCACCAACCCAAGCCATTAAATTTGTCTCACTGTCAGATAAGTGTAGTCTTTCAATCCTTCAACCGTTACAGCTTCATCATTTGATTTCAAATAAACTTCTACAAAGTCATACATTTTCAATTTCACAATCGCATCACCTTTTAGAATAACTTTATCTGAATAATCAAGATAACGTTTCATAGCTCCATTTACATAGAGGACTAATGATTTATTCATTCCAGATGTAGCGGTTAATAATTTAACAACACTATTGAAATGAAAGATTCCATCACCTTGAGCAACAAATGAACTGTTGGACATTTCGGTATTATAGTCATTCTCAATTGTAGGAAACAAAACTTTTTCAAATGTGTTAACTGCAATCGCTTGGTTAGCTGTTGCATATGAATGAGCAAAAGTACCGTCATGCGTTGCGTCTGTTGTTGTTCCTGCTGGCAACGTTTGTAGTAATGGTTGTGCATCGATTAGTTTCCACCAACGAACGAACATTGATGTTTTATCAAATACACAGTGATATGGATTAAAATAAATTTCATCAAATACTTTTAAGATTTTCACATACAATTCAAATTTTGTTTGAGTTGTACTATTTTCAACCATAACCGCCTTTACATGGTCAATTCCGATAAATGAGTTTTTGCTCAATCTTGACTTAATGACAGGGGCTTGACCAAGTGGTAAATTCTGAATGATTTTGATAAACCATTCACCACGTGAAGCAAGGGAAGTACCTGCACCACTCATAAATGAAATTTTTGCTTCAAAATGTTTGAACTGATTTTGAATTGTTACCGTACCGATTTTAGCCCAATACCCTTGTTGATTATCTGTTGTTTGCATCGTTTTATATCCTGCTGGAGCATATAAAAGAGGGTGGGCGTTTACATCATTAATATGTGCGGTATTTAGCATTTCTCTACCGTTTGAAAAAGAACGTTCAAATACTGCCATTATTGATTAACACCGCCTTTTGTGTGAATGATGTATTTAGAAAACATATCTGCTGAAGGTCTATTTTCAAAAGTAAAATCATCTTGATTATTGAAAGCAAGTCTCCACCAGAAGAAACCTTTCATCCAGCTTGTTTGTGAACCCCAAACCATATACATAGCTTTTACAAATCTTGCTTGTTCCTCTAAATCAACTTGAGGACTGATATTATAGTTTGATGGGTCGGTGCTTGAACCTTTTCGCATGGTACAACCGATTTCAGTAAAGATAATAGGTTGATTAATTGTCTTTTGAAAATCAATCAATTTTTGGAGTAAGTCTCTTTCCTCACGATTGAATGCCCAAGCGCTTGCTATGTCATATTCACTAGGAGTAGAAATTTCTGGGTCAACTAACTTGAAATAAACGTCTAATCCAACATAGTCCAATTGTCCCCAAAATGGGACGGTGAAATATTCCTCATAATCATCACTGTTCATTGCAACAGATGCATAAGTCAATTTACCCGTATACAATTGTTTAATAGAAGTAATGATGTCATTCCAATAATCTGCATAGCTCGCCTTTGTACTACTTTTTAATTCAGTACCGATACAAAGGAGGTCAACGCCTTCTTCTTTTGCGATTAACGCATAATTTGAAATGAACGCTTTGTAACTCGCAAACCATGCTTCTCTATCTGTTGGAGCAATTGCACCACGGAAAGAATTATCTAGTACATCCACATGAGGTTTTAACATAACAATGTAACCTTTTGCTTTTGCATCTCTAATCGCTTGGCGAACGTCGCTATCTGGAACAGTCTTTGTTGCATTTCGTGAAATACTGTTTGATGTAGGTGTACTCATAAACCACGTGGCAACGATAGCGATTGAATCCATTTGCACTTCATCACGGGCATATTCGATTAAATCTTTTGAGCGCTGTGAAACATATTGTCCACTTTCAATTGAAGTATAGTTATATCCATTAAAATCGAATTTTCCTATCTCCATAATTTCTCCATCTAATGAAGAAACTTTTTGATCGAAAACCTGTTGATTGATAATATCGGCTAGTTTTCCATTTTCAAACCACTTGTCCAGAACAATTTCAACCGAGTCGGCTAGTCCTTCACTTTCAACCCACTTTTTCAACTCTTCGAAAAGTTTCGTTAAATTTTCAAAACGTGTTGTAATATCTTCAACACTAGCAGTCACATAGTCTGTTAAATCATTTGCTCTTTCAATTACATCGTTCATCGCTTCAATGATTTTATTTAACTTTTCAACTACTGACATGCTTTCATCAAATGCGCTTGGAAGATAACGTTCATACTGTTGTAAACCTAACATTTGAATATAGTTAAAGCTCATGTGTTAACCTCCTATAATTGAATTTCTTCTGGTGGAGTCAATTTGTCTAGTTCGTATTGTGCTAGTCCTTCTACTTCACGCTTACAGTTTTGTAAATATTCTGTTACTGTTTGACCTTCTGGAACATCTTTTGAAAAATTGTATTCAAAACTATGTGTTCCGTCTGTGACTTCAAATTTATACATTGTTTCTAATTCATACGCTTTTGTTGTTAACATGCTTTACCTCCTTATACTAATAATGAATAACCTAATGAATAGGTGTATGATGAACTATCAACATGTGAAATGTAAACGTCAAATTGTCTAGGAATAACTAATGGAGTTGCTGACAATTCAGGTGAGATATGAAAAACATATTTTCCAACAGCATTTACAGTAGCAAACGTTTTTATATCTGCCATCTGTCCAGATACAGGATCACGTCCTCTTAAAATAACAATTAATCCACCTGTTGCGCTTGCCACAGTGACATTTAAAAATAAGAACAAACTTCTAGCATTATGATTGAATTGTAGTCCAGATGATACTGTAGCGGTTCTTGCAATACTTGACATCAAAACACCTTCTATATTACTTCTCTGTCTGTCCCACGCTGTACCATTAAATAATAGATTATACCCTGCTGTATACAAAAGATTATTTGACCCACCATTTCCATCATTTGAGTTAGCACCTGTTGAGATAACACCTTGTGCACCAGAAGCACCTGTAAGTGTAGTACCGCCAATAACATTTGCTCCTTGAGGTAACGGGTCAACCACTTTCACATCTTGTTTACCAGATGGAGTTGTTTGAATTGAACCTGTTTTCAATTGAACAATTGCAGGGTTATCATTTGTAAATTGTTCTTTTCCATTACTTGCGTAAAGCGTACCGCCACTCATTCAATTTCCTCCTTAATATACGAGCATGAAAAGCTCATTTGCTTCTTGGAAAATTTGTTTCTCAATACGTAACAACGATTCCCGATATTCTTTGACTAATTGAGGATATGTGACGTTCCCAAACTTACCAACCTTTGTATTCACATAATCTTCAACATTATTAATGACACTATTTAATTTTTCATTTCCTGTTGTATCGGAAACAACATCTTTAGTACCATCATTTGTATGGCTGCCATTGATTGTTTCTGTTCCATCTTTATCAGATGTGAACACATCTTTGTCAGTTGTATGAGTAGTCGTATCATTGTCAATCTTATCGTCAACAGTAGAAGTTGCATCAACACTTGTTGTCACATCTTCATTATTCGTTCCGTCTGTTACATCATGACTCGTACCGTCAACACCAGTGTCAGAAGTAGAAGAGGACGTTTGATTTCCTTTAGACGTATTTTCTTTGATTTCACTTGCATATTCGATAACACCAGAACCATCATTTGTTGTAATTTGCAAACGGCTGTCTGGAGTATCACTAGTTAAACCACGTTCAAAACTTGTTGAATCATTTTCTCCATTTGATGTCTGATGAGTATCTTGACTAGTCGTACCGTCTGAGACTGAATGAGTTGTAATGTCTCTGTCTACCGTTTCATCACTTGCACTCACTGTTGAGGTATGTTGTGTAACATCATTTGTAACAGTTGAGTCAATTGTTTTCGTATTCGTAGAGTCAAAATCCTCATGAGTCGTTTTTGATTGTGTGGTTGTTCCTTCATCGTGAAGGGTATCTTTAGATGTAACATGACCTGTTTTATCTGTATTATCATTTCGTGTGCTATCATTTTTACGGTTAAACGTTTCTTTGTTATTTACGTTTGTTAACACATCATATTGTAATAATTCAGATTCAAACAATTTGTTGTAGTAGGGCATGTTAATCAGCAACCATGTTTCAAGCTGAAATTTAAATAAACCTTCATTCTCGAAACCAATTTCTCTCATGTAGAAATTTCGGATAAAATGTGTTTCGAATACGTTTCGATATTCTTCATCAAATATCGGATATTCAAAATCAAATAAATGTTGTCTACCTGCTTCGATTCGGTTTCGAACTGGCATTTCTTCATATTGTGTAAAATGCTCAATGTATTCACGTAATTGCATCGTGTAACTACTCATTGTTCGAACCTCCTTGACCAGTTGAAACAGGATTGACATTTGCCATTAATTGCTCAACAGCTTCACTTCTAAACTCTACTTCTAAATCCAGACCGTATAACTCATTGATTTTTTCACAAGCTTCTTGACGGGATTTCAGATAGACGTTTCCAGAGTTGGAAATCTGCTCATTATTGCTCTCAGCTTCTGCGGTTATCATGCGTTCACGCTTTTCTTGATTAGCGTTTTTGATTCCTAGATACGTCATGACTTCATTCCAGACAGCATTTTTCTGTGTATTCAATTTATCAACTACATATGGGGCATCTGTTTTAAAAACTTTGATCGAATCCGTATCAAGTGATTCGTGAGTAATAATAACAGGGGCATTTCCTTCATATTGATTGTAAATCTGTTGAATACTAAATTTCGTGTTATCGTTCGCACTAATCAAGACAGGTGTTTTTTGTGCGTTTTGGTTAACCGAAATAATTTCTTTTAACTCTGCTAAATCAGAAGCAAACATTTCAAGACTAGGAGTAGTAGGAAAATGGAAATCATTGTTCCAGATAACGACACCCATATCATCCTCTTTCATATCTGAATAGTTGTAGAGTTTAAATGATTTCTGATACCTTGGAGCGCTTGCCTGAAATTTTGTCGGTAAATTATAATGGTCGATTTCTCCACTAGTTGCGCCCTGTGTAGCAATGAAACCTAAATCCTTATCTTTATAGAAACCAACATACCCGTATTGATGAAGGGTCATTTCTAAAAATCTAGGGTCTACACTGTCAGGTAGGTTTTTCCACTCAAACAATTGATAAGCAATGGAACATAAATATTGTTGATAATGTTGATACCATCGATTTCCTTTTATTCGTTGAATTTCATTCGGGTTTTTATTTTTACTTCTAGCCATTAAAGCACCTCATTATCAAGGCTATAGTTTCCGATGTCATCGGTGTGCCAGAACGTAATACCATTATCGAAAACGGCTTTTAGTTCTTTTAAATCTTCATTGTTAAAGTTACCAGTGATGGAGCAATCTGCTGTTTGAACAAAATTCCAATATTGTCGAGTGTGGAAATTAGGGATTTTTACTTCATTCAACTTGTACCCAAACATATTAAAGAACGCTTCTAATTTTCTTCGATATTCGGGTTTAATTTGTTTCTTTAAAATAAATAATCCTCTATACCCGTTTCCAAATTCAAACGCTGTATTGCTTCCCATTTTTGCAATGGCAGGTGGGATGTTTGCAATATCCTGTTGCTTGGCTTGGATAGCTTGTAAATCTAAAACTGTATTTCCTGCACCTTGGACAGCTTCAACACCAGCACTTGCAACGCCTACTGGGTTTCTACGCTTGGCAGATACCGCACCACTTACCGCGGTAGATACCGCACCCATTGCACCGTTAAACATAATGCTGTTGGTTTGGTTAGAAATGCTGTTTCTATGCCCTTGGAGATAGGCACTGAGATACTCGTTTAAAATAGGAACATCGGAAGGATTATTGTTAATGATTGAACCTTCAAACATGATTCTATCTGTTAAACCTTCATCTGGCATTTCACTACCTGTATTATAATGTGCTACGGTGTAGGCAACTTTGTTGCTTGTACCCAATGAACCCCTAACATGTAAAATCAGATTTTCATGATTGATGTATTCATTTTTAAAATCTCGTCTGTTTCCTTTGAAGTCGTCTAAAGTTAAAACTGTATACGGATGCATGAGTAATTTAGATTCTGTTACAGTTCGATAATTATCATACTTATTTGAAAAACTTTTCGAAATGTAGCTATATATCTTAACGTCCTTCACGTAAACCGTTGTAAAGTTTTCGTTCACATCATCGGCAACACTAGCATGTTCGAATTGGTCAACATTAAAAGTGACTGAACCATCTTGCCCGTTTACATCTGCACCCACATAATCCGTTATATATAATGAAACAATATTATTTACTGCATCATCTTGTGTATACAATCCTTTCAATACGGTTTTAATGTCACTAATAGCTGGACTAATGTTTGTTGTGACTTCTGAACCGTCTGCCTTAAAAGGATGAACATAATACGCTAATGGTTGTGGCATGGCGTTTATGGTTGCTTCAATTTTTGTAGCTGTTGTAGAAGGGTTTGTTTCACCTTCTGGAGGTGGGTCACCAGTGTTCACTTCATCATGCATTTTTTGTTTTGCAACAATAACTAAAAATTGAACGTCACCATGCGGGACATAATTTTCAGCGTGTACAACGTCATATTCTGTACCATAGTTAATACCTTCATCAATTGTGTTGATAACAGGTGAACCGTCATCATTCCATAACTTACAATGCTCTCTCACAACAAAAGAAGGTTTGAATGTCATATCAAATTTCCATGTTTGGAACACATCAAGCTGAAAATGAACATAGGTTGTATTCTTTTGTTTGTACTCTAATTTTGTAACAAATGCATAAAACCATTTGTTGTTATATTGAGCATTTTGAAACATAAAATAATTGACGTTCCATAATTCATCAATGGATTTTGGAATAGCTACAAAGTTTTTATTTCATTAGCAGCGTGTACAACATTTCTGTTTAAAAAGTAATTTGTTTGTTGGTCAACGCTATCAAACCAACGTGTATGTTTATAATCATTCGAGAAAGGAACACCAGATATCAATCTGATGTTCGTTCCCGATGCTGGAACTACAGCCACAATTAAAACCTCCTATTATGATGGAATAATCGTAACGATAGATTCACCAGTAACTTTTGAAGTATCTTCAAGTGTTACAGAAGCAGTCACGCTCAGTTCACCTGTTTGAGTTGCTCCAATTGTTAATTTTCCATCTGCTGAAATTGTTGTACCACTTGCAACCGTACTACCTGTTGTCGCTTTAACTTCCCAAGTTACAGGATGGTCATTTCCATCTGTTGCACGAACATAAGCAGTATAGGTGAATTCTCCACCTGGTTTAATAGATAAAATAGTTGGGTCAA